GAAATTCACACCCTTGGTAAAAAAACGTGGATGAAAAAGTATGATTCCGTAAATTTGTACAAAGTGTTGTGCAAACTTTTAATTAACTATTTGTGGGAGCTGGAAAACGATAGACGATGAACTGCTGGCACTGCAAAAAAGAACTTATATGGGGCGGAGACCATGACACGGAAGACGATGAAGAGTACGACATTATAACCAACCTGTCGTGCCCGAACTGCTATTCGTATGTCGAGGTCTACTATCCGTCGGAAAAAACAATTAAGGAATATGAAAAAAATAAAGGAGAAACACATGAAAGATTTTGATGACATAATTAAGATAGTCCTAAAGCACGAAGGAAAATACGTTAACGACCCGAATGACGCAGGTGGCGAAACTAATTTTGGTATATCCAAGAGGAGCTATCCTGATGTAGATATAAAGAACCTAACAAAGTCCGATGCCATAAGTATATACAAGCGTGACTACTGGGACAGGTATAAAGTCGAGAGCTTGCCTAAGGAACTATGGCACATCTATTTTGATATGTGTATTCACATGGGCAACTCAAGAGCCGTAAAAATACTACAAAAGTCTGCGGTCAATAGAGGAAGAAAGATAAAAATAGATGGAAGGTTGGGTCGAAATACACGAAGAGCATTGAATGGGGTGTCGGTAAATAGGGTTCGTGCTTTTCGGGTTAGGTATTATGTAGAATTGGTAAATAAAAAACCACGCAACGAGAAGTTCTACTATGGTTGGTTTCGCAGGGCACTTGAAGTATGAGAGTTAGAACAAAAACCATAAGTGCGGTATATAATGCCTAAATTCGACGGGGAAATGTGGCAGAAATAGAACTAAGACCACACAAAGGGAAACAAACCGAGTTCCTCAAATCTAAAGCTAACTGGGTTTTTTATGGGGGAGCAAGAGGAGGAGGGAAAAGCCTCATGCTGGCGTGGAAAGCAGCACTAACCCCCAGAAGATGGCACTATGAATATAAAAAACAAGAAATTACAGAAAAATCGGCAATGCGACTCAAAGCTAATAAAAAAACCTACCGCACAATTGTCGATTCTGTCTCCATTAATTATCCTGATTATATAGCACTTTTAGTCAGACGTACCTACCCCCAGCTTGAAAGAAACCTGAAACCCGAATGTGATAAGCTCTATCGACACTACGGAGCTAACTGGCAGGAAAGAAATAAATGCTATCTGTTCCCGTCGGGAGCTAAAGTCTATCTTGTTCACTGCCAAGACCGAAGAGCATTAGATAACTATATCGGAGGTAACTATAACTTCCTCGGAATAGACGAGGCAAACCAATTCCCAGAAGGATGGGTGGACGAACTTGCTACCTCCGTCAGAACAGACAACCCAGAACTGTCTCCGCAAATATGCCTTACATCAAATCCTGGGAACATTGGTCATGTCTGGCTGAAAAGAAAATTTATAGACAGATGCCCACCTGACAACCTCGGGAAAGCGGTTTTCGATGACCGCTTCCAAGTCGAATATCAACGTAAAAAATCAGGAAAAACCTTCCGAGATGAAGACGGTATAAGCTGGAAATTTATACCAGCTACCGTGTTTGATAACCCCTCACTCTTGGATAATGACCCTGGATATGTAAAAAAATTGAAACAGCTTAACCCTATCCTGAGAGCTATGTGGCTTGAGGGACGTTGGGATGTGTTCGCAGGGACGTTCTTCGATAACTGGAATCCTATGCACCATATCATTAGCGGAGGATTTCAATACAACAAGCACTTTAAAAAAACGACACACGCTCTCTATAGATTTTATGATTATGGGACTAAAGCTCCGTTTGTCTGCCTGTTTGCTGCGGTTGACCGCAATCAGGATATGATTATTTTTGACGAAATTGTGGAAACGGGTCTCTCTGCCTCTCGACAAGCTAAGTATGTTAATGAGTATACTTATAAAAATTATAAACTTAAACCTAACGACTTTGCCGAAGATATAGCAGATCCTGCCTACTGGACAAAACATTCAGAAAAAGAAGGGAGACTCTATTCTCCAGCAGATTTTTATGGCGACGAAGGGATATATCTGTCAAAAGCTAATAACGACAGAAAAGCAAAAGCAAAGATTGTCTACGAAGGCTTTACAGTACCAGACGAAGGCAACCCGAGAGTACGCTTTACTGAAAACTGCTTGTATTGTATTGAAACATTGCCTAATTTGCCTGCGGCACCCCTTGATCCCGAAGACGTGGATACTAAGTCTGAGGATCATGCCTTTGATGCTCTGTCCTATGGTATGCTTAAGGTGCTAACTGGTATAGTTACAGAAGAGAAGCGGAAAAAAGGATGGAGATACAAACTTTTAGAGAGAGCAAAAGGAGGAACTTTGAACTGGAAAACAGCATAGTTGGCTAAAGACGCAAGAGCAGAAAAAATTTTAAAAAGTTTTCAATATGCTTTTGATTCCTTTAAAACGGCAAGGGATGACAGCGAAAAGGCTGTCCGTTATTTAAACAACGACACTTGGACTGCGGCAGAAAAATCTGCTGCCACAAAACATAAAAAACCAACTTTATCTTATAACATAATCACCCCCATAATCTCCACACTTATGGGAAACGAGCAACTCAACCGAAGGCAGGCTCGTTATAAACCGACAACAATCGATAGTGTCCACATAGCAGATATTATCCAGGGTCGCTGGTCTGCACTTGTAGACGAGCAGGATATAGAAGAAAAACTCCAGATTGTCTTCACAGACGCACTGACCACTAAAGTTGGGGGCTGGATACAGAGATCTTTTGAGATGAATGAAGCTGGATATCTCGATTTTAAATATGATGTTCTGAATAATATGAGGGTTTTTATCGACCCAGAAACGAGAGCTAACGATTATAAGCTTGAACATTGCCGATGGATAATTAAAGAGGGGTGGGAAACCCTAGATGTCATATCAGAAAAATACACAATCGATCCAGACGAACTGAAAAAAGAAAGATCAAGAGATTGGTGGACACAACTTTCAATGACCGTCAGGCGTTTCGCAGACAAGGGATACTCTAGGGGTCTTGAAAACTATGACAAGGAAAATGACCGTTACCGCATTCTTGAAATGCAGGAGAGAACAGCAAGGAAAATGGTGCGGATATTTGATGGTGAGAATTATATGACCGTCGAAAAGAAAGATTATAACAAATTAAAAATCGACACTCCAAACCTTACGAAAATTCAAGACTTTGAACAGGCTACAACTCACATTACAACACTTATCCCATTTTTTAAAAACTTAATCGTAATAGATGAAGAATCAAAAAACCCCACACCTAACTTTGATGTGTTCCCAGTGTTTTCATATAATTACAACATCCAAGTCTCAGAGCAGACATCCCTTGTGGATCTTTTATTAGACATACAGGACGATGTAAACAAGGCAAAAAGCCAGGTGAGGGATTATGTAACTCAAATACTGTCTGGGGGAGTCTTTATAGATAAGCGGGAGAAGGAAACCATCAAGGCACTCAAGACCAAAGGGAACCAGCCAAACATGGTTTACGAGTTAAACAATCCCGCCATAATGCCCCAAAAGATGCCCCCATCCTCGATTCCCTCAGACATTATGCTTAACGCAGAGAATTCAGTCGGGTTTGCACAGAGAGTATCACTAATCAGCGAGGCGATGAAGGGCGAAACGTCACGCTCTGGAGAATCGGGTGTTTTATTTGAGGCAAAAGTTAAACGTGCAGCAGCAGCAATTAATCCTTATTTCAGAAATTTATCAAGGTTAAGGAAGACTATTGCCGAGGATTTTGTGGACAATTTTAGTTTTGTATACGCAGAGAAAGACCGCATTGTCAGGGTAAAGGGGGACGATATCTTCTCAGAAGTAATTTTAAATCTTCAGGCGGCTGGAGAAACTTTAAACAATGTTATAAATCCATCTATTTATGTAGAGTTGGATGAAGGAGAACAAAATGTCACGAACATCGAGGATAATTTCAATCGCCTCCTCGCTTTGGTTAACCTTATCGGGCAGTATAACCCAGCACTTGTTGACGTGGAAACTATTGTGGCTCAAGCTCCGATTCCAGGTGCTGATAAAATGGTCGAACATATCCAAAGGGCACAGCAGTCGCAGTCAGAAGCGGCACAGGCACAGGGAGACATTGAAAGGACAAAGGCGATCCTTGAAAACGTCAAAATAGAAAGAGGAATAATGACCGACGAGGAAAAGATGCGTATGGATGCAGCTAAAAAGGAGAAATAAAGTGTCAAACGGTAAAGACAAGAAGAAGTTTACTGATACTCATCCAAAAGGAGCGTATAGGATGACCCGATCCACGGGATTAAAGACGATAAAGCCTAAAAAAAAGAAAGAAGAATATGACGTTGAGTGGGTAAAAGAAGCGGGTAGTTATGATAAGTATCTTATTCCTAAAGAATTTAGGAATTTGTACCCGAATAAAAAGAAAAAAGCAACAGTTGCTGCCAAGAGAAGAGAATTAAGGAAGAAGTTATACAAAAAGATTTTGGAAAAGAAAGCACCCAAAGCAGTTGATATAGCCAAGAGAAAGAAGCCAAGGTCTATGAAAAAAGGCGGTACGGTTAAAGAGACTGGTATATATAAACTTCATAAAGGCGAGAAGGTTGTGCCAGTCAAAAAGAAGAAAAAGACTGAACCCAAAATACGACCGAAAAAAAGTACGCTCACAAAAGAAACTACGCTTATAGGTAAGGCGAAACCTAAAGAGGAAAAATCAGGTTTCTGGCACCCAAAGGGACACATAGAGAGAGGAAGTGGGCCGTGGGGGTATCTCAAGAAAGGCAGGAAGGAGTATCGTCTTAAGAAAAGAAAGAAAACCGCAAAGAAAAAGAAGACAACAAAAACATTGGCTCGCAGACCAGCTCTTCCACATTGAAACAGCTGAATAGCCTGAAAAAAGAAGACATACAAAAAGATTTTGAAAAAGAGAAGAATCCATGATAGTTAAACAATGCCTAACACAGTGTCCAACGACCAACTGAAAGGAAAAGCATAATGGGTGATAATGATTTACGAAATGTAGAAATACCTGATGAGGAACTGGAGTCTATGGTTATTGAAGACCAACCGAAATCCGAACAGGCTGCAACAGTCGAGGATGGTGAGGCAGAAGCCGCCGCCGAGAACCAGAGTACCGAGACTGATGTAGAGCAGAGTGGCGAAACGTCGGCCAATGTTCAAGAATCTCCGGAAGCGGAGCAATCAACGAGCATAGAACTGGCGGAAGACGAGGAACTGGTGATTACAACACCAGATGGCCAAGAGTACACAGTGGGTGATTTTCTGCAAATGCAGGAAGACCTGGACAATGCTGGTAACTGGCGTAAGTCAAATACCGAAGCTGCACAGGAACTTGCAACGAAGGAAAAAGCTCTAACCAAAGTGTACGGCGACGCAGATTTGATGGATGCTCTCGACGATTACTTCGATGGATCCAACAACAATCCGCTACGCAACATGAAGCCAGAACCGTCTGAAAGTCAGTCTGACACGGTAGTAGAGTTTGCAAACCAGGCACCGGAAAGCTCCGACCTGTTCCAAGTGCAAACTCGTTTAGAGCAACTTGAGCAAAAGGAAATAGACAGAAAGGTCGAACTGGAAGTTTCTCAGCTTGTAAAATCTTATCCTGAACTGGATGATCAAAAGGAATTGAGCAAGGTCATAAAACACGCTTTGGATATCAATGCTAATCTGGAAGTGGCTTACCGAGATCTTAATTTCTCGCAAGTAGCCGGTGAACTGAATAGTGTAAAGTCCAAACCGAAGGCCAAGAAAGCGATTCCTACCGCAAGTGGAACAGCGAAAGGTGCTAAAGCTACCGAATATCAGAAAATCGCGTCAGACTATGACGAGGCGGCACAACGTGCTCTGGAAGATTATATAGGAGGATAGTGTATATGGCACTTTCCTATGACCAGATAACAGCCACGACTCGGAAGCATTTTATTCCGAAGCTCGTTGACAATATCTTCACTTCCAATGTTCTAACCCACAGACTGCTCAAAAAGTCTAAGTCCGTATCCGGTGGCGAAAAGATCGTAGAACCTTTGATCTATTCTACCGGCACGACTGGCTTTTACAATGATTATGATGTCCTGGATATCTCGCCGACTGACGAGATTACCGCAGCCGAATATGACTGGAAGTTCGCTTACGCCGCAATTACCATTTCGCGGAAAGAAGAACTCCAGAACTCCGGTCCGGAACAGGTTATCAATCTACTGAAAGCCAAAATGCAGATCGCAGAGAAAAGCCTCAAGGATACGTTTGGTGACGCTGTATTCAGCGAATCCTCAAACACTTCCAGTAAGTTCCGAGGTTTCTACGATCTTATTGAGAACTACAACGGAACAGTGGGTGGAATTAACTCATCAACTTACAGTTGGTGGCAATCACAGCTTGACGGTTGTGGAACTTACTCAGACGACCACACTAATTTTGAGGAAATTGTGGACTCAAGTAAGGATGTTTACCTACCTAAGTTGATGCGGAAGATGTGGAGTGATTGCTCTGAAGATCAGGACAGTCCTACGCTTATTGTCACGACTCCGGTTATCTTTGATGCTTATGATCAATGTTTGTCCGATCAGAAACGGTTTGGAGCTTCAAGCAAGTCTCTTGCTGATGCTGGATTTTTGAACCTGCTCTATCGGAACGTTCCTGTTGTTGCAGATGCTCATTGTCCTGACGGACATATGTATATGCTCAATGAGAATTACCTGCAGTTCAGGCATCATAAAGACGAGTTCTTCCGATTCGAAGGTTTCCAGAAGCCCATAAACCAGAACGTGCGTGTCTCTAAGATATTTTGGGCTGGTGCTTTGACTTGTTCAAACCGCCGGTACCAAGGTGTTATTAATGACTTGCCGACAAGCTACTAATCGAGGTAAATAATGGCTGCATCAGGAATTAAGCAGGTATTTAAGTCTTCATTAACAGCTAACGATTCTTCCGCACAGGAAGAATTGGGTGTTCTGCGTTTCGAGGCTGACGGAAAAGCTTAT